CTAATCCCTTTTTACAGCCAACGGGTTTAATGTGACCGCACTTTCTAAATGTGATGGGGCGAAATGCGCATAACGCATTGTCATTTCGATCGTGGAGTGGCCGAGAATATCCCGCAGAACCAAGATATTTCCCCCGTTCATCATAAAATGGCTTGCGAAGGTGTGGCGCAAAACGTGCGTAAGTTGCCCTTTTGGTAGGTCAATACAGGCGCGATCTACGGCGTTTTCGAAGGCTTCGTAAGCGTCGCCGAATAATCGCCCGCGCCGTTTTGGCAACATATCATAAAGTTCCCGACTGATCGGGATTGTGCGGTTGCGGTTGCTTTTGGTGTTGATGTAGGTGATTTTGTAGGGGATCACTTGCGATTGTTTAAGTTGTTCCGCCTCGCTCCACCGCGCACCGGTTGCGAGGCAAATTCGCGTAATTAAGCCTAAGTCACGGTTTCGGGAGTTGTCACACTCCGCAAGCAGTCGGCGGATTTCATCAGACGACAAAAACGCTAATTCCGTTTCCTTTTCCTTGTATAGCCCGATCCCCTCTAACGGGTTTCCGCTTTCCCACTTCCCAAGGCGTTTCAATTCGTTAAACACCGCCCTCAAATAGGCGTGTTCACGGTTTATCGTGGCTTCTTTTGGTGGGCGATTCGGATCTTTCGAAAACTTCCCAGCAAGTCGTAGTTTGCGATAGTCGGCGAAATCTTCGCGGCTAAATTGGTCGGCGGGCGGATCGCCGAGGTGGTCGCACAGGTTTTTCAGTTTTTCAAGGCGTGCCGCGCCGTCGTTAAGCGTTTGCCCGTGTAAATCGAACCATTCTTGCACGAAGAAACTAAGCGGCGGCGAACTAGGTTTTTCGGCATCGAATGAAACGGAAACCGGTTCGGAATCGGCGAAGTGTGCCGCAGAATGTTTGTTTTGATTGAAGAAACGCAATGCTTCGCCTTTTGTCAAGAACCACTTGCGAACGCGCTTGCCGTTTTGGTAAAACTCCGCAAGCCATTTATTGCCTTTTGTTTTGTCGCGACGAACTGCCATTATTTACTCATTGCATCGGGCATTTTAGGTAAGTTATCAAACCATTCTTTGCCGTATTTATCCGAAAAAGTTTTTGAGTATGATTCGAAGTCAATCTGTGGATTATTATCTGTTTTTTTGTAAAATTTAGATTTACTTATAGAATCATCATTACAGTTTTTAGGATCGTTTTTACATACGGAATTAATATTTTCCGAAGAATGCTTATAAAACAAACTAGATAAAATTAACTCTAATTTTGATTGTGGTTTATAACTATCACTACTAGCATTTAATAAATTGTTATACATGGCTGAAATGAGATTGTCAGCAAATTGATCAGTAAAAAGACAATTTTTAAAGGTAAGAGAATCTAGAGAATACTCCTCAAATTTACACATTAAATCTATATTGTTGCCCTTTGATAACGATAAAATGCGCGGATCTTTTTCATTAACTAAGAATTGAGCTCCCCCAAACAAAGAATCTTTTATTTTGGCAATAATGTAGGCATTGCCGAACACGTCTTCTTTTATTTGCTCCGCTGTTGTTTTTATTCTGATATTCTTGTCTTTATATTTTTGATTCGCAGACAATTCATTATTTGCATAGTCTTTATAAATTTCATCCACCGAATAGGTTTTGCCTGTGAAATTATTCTGGTTGGTTTTAAGAATATATTTTTTCAATTCTCCCAATGAATTTTTAACATATAGATCCCTGAATGATTGTTCTTGCTCCGCATAAGCTCCGCTCACAATCAACGCAGGCAATAGAAAAAATAATTTACGCATCAACACTTCTCCATTTTCAAAATCACTTTCCCGACAATCTCAATATCCCCCACGTCGCATTCAAAAGAAAATTTCCCGCCGTCTAACCGCACTTTGCCGCCGGGTAGAACAGTGATGTAACGCAATAAATGGGAATTTTCGACGATGACGAAATAATCGCCGTCAGTCAGTGTGCCGTAATCGGCATTGATGAAATAGGTGCGGTTGTCTTCAACCACACAAGAAATTTTGTCGTAAGCCGCACGGCTTTCTAAATTCGGTAAGTATGTGAGAATAAAGGGTTTATTCTCCATCATGAAAGGCTTGCCATTTTCTAGCTTGATTGTATGAAAATATTTCATATCAAGCGAATTATCAAAAATTGGCTCTTCTCCGTATGCTACATAATCCAGTCTTGCGCCCGTTTCTTGAACGCAACGTATTACAAGTTCGGCGGGGAAAAAATTACGTTTAGCCCAAGTGCCAAAGGTACTGTGCGGCATTCCTAAGTGTTCGGCGAGTAGCTTACGATTTGCAAAACCATACGCCTCCATGATCCGAGAGATAACCTCTTTTCCGCCTGTAAATTCTTTCATTGGATAAATTGACCCTATTTTTCATGTTGACAGGGTCAAATGACCATTTGTATTATTAAAGGGTCAAACGACCTATCGTTCATATTCGTTTATATTCGTTCAAGAGGATAATACAAAATGGAAACTCAAAATTCAATTTGTATATACATACAGGTAGATAGCCCATATCTACCCGCCGAGGAATACGCCCGCCGCAATGGTATTTCGGTGAAAGCGGTGCGCGACTTGGTGCAGAAGGGGGTATTGCCGACCCGCCCACGGGAAAGCAAGAAAGAAAAAATCTTTATCAACATGATCGCCTTAGCGCGTGAAGCGTCGGCGCAACAATAAAAAACCGCACAAAAGTGCGGTCGGTTTTAACAATGTTTTTCTAGGGGTGGAAAAATGAGAAATCAAGAAATCAATGTATTAATCAACAATTTCAATCTATTCATTCGCGAACACGCGGCGAAATCAGCTTCGCAAAATATGCCTCCGCGAGGTCAGCAGATTCGGGATGTGTTTGCGCAATATCGTCAACTTCCGCAAGAAGTTCATGTTCAAGTTGGGCGCTCAATTCAGGATATTTTGCAACAACACGGCATAGACAGCCCAGTAGCTTATCTTGTAACGCCGTTTGAAGAGCCAACTGATTTAGACGTTCTTCGTCATGTAATGGCTTATTTTGATTCTGATCGTTCATGCGATGACCTTTTGAAATTTGCTATGAAAATGCGCCGTTTAGCATACATCAGAAAATACGGCAGACGCAAGTAAGGCGGATGCCATGTTATACGCACAACACCGAATAACAAAAATCAACAAAAACGCGCCGGAATATATCGCCCACTTAATGAGCGATGAACACCAAGAGTTATTAGCGTCAATCGCCCGTAAACACATGATTGATATTCGGCACACTTTGCACCAAAGCAAATTCGCCGTTGAACGGGCATTTGATGGATTAGCAAAGGAAAAGAAAGCCGTCATTTTGGCGTATGCCAACACCGATACGGCGGACTTATTAGACCCATATTCACGGGGCTATAAACTCCGCGAATACACGCCGGAAGGGCAAGAAAAAATCGCCAAAGCCATTCGCGGATTGCGCGAAATCGTCAACGAATTTCCGGCAAATATCACAATCGCCGATTTTAAAAAAATTGATAAGGGGGTGAGTTATGCAAAATCAACTAATTAATAAGGCACGCATTAACGTCAACGTTTGCAAGCAAGTGATCTTTTACTGGAAAGATAGTCACGATGTTTATTTGACTTTTGCACGTCGCGATCATCAACAGCGCGATCTATGGATTAAAAAAGCCAAATTCGCCCGTGAACAAGTAAAGGGTTTAAATAATTTAATCCGCTTTGCACAAAGTAAACAAACGGTTCATTAGGCGGGATTATGTGGGAAATTTTAGTTTTATTATTCAGCGTTGTCGTCTTGTTGTTTATCGTCGGCTTATCGCTTAGTTGTTGCCTTATCGGGGCAATATTTATCAAGTCAATCCGCGTTTTGCGCGAAGAAAAAAGAGGGAAAATCAAAATGCAAGAAATGCACATCATCGAAATTACACAACAGTATCAATTAGGCGTTATTGACGGTTGTTTTGTGGTTTACCGGTTAAAAGATGCCGAACGCTATCAAATCAAACAATCTTCAAGTTTTGAAGAAATCTTGAGTTTTATTGTCAGCATTGAACTACAAGATGACCGCATTGCAACGGTTGAAGATATGCTAATTCGTCATAAGGCAATATGCGACGAAGTGAAGGGCGCAATCGACAAAGCGCAGGCATTAGACGCATAAAAAGCCTTTTTTTATTCATGATTATTAATTTAATTCATACAAAATAAAAAGATTATGAATCAGACGAATTTAGCCTTTCAAGAATCGGTGCAAGAAATTGCACCGGTATTGGCGCAAAGTGCGGTAAAAAAATACCGTGCTTTGTCTGATTCTGATCGCAAAACCGAATTACAACTTGAGCTATTCGACACGGTGCCGAATAGCTATTCGTATATTGAAAAAGTGCTTTCTCAATTGCCGCGCGAACGTCAGCGAGAGCACTTTAGAAAACTTTATTTAAAACAATATCACGACGTTAAAGATAACGGCTCCATATCCTTTAAAGCGGGCAATATGCAACAACGCGCCGCGAACTTATGGCTCCGTGAAACGCTAAATATTCGTTTAAAAAAGGTTTTCAGCCGTTACAAAATCAACGTTTCATTTCTACAAGCCTTTAAATCGTCCCCGAATTGGTTGTTAGATTTAAAAACCGAAATCGCACAGCAACAACGTTTTGTTACCGTGCCGACCCGCGCGGAACACGCTAATAATCATTTAACCGAAAAAACGACCGCACTTTTTGACAAATACGGCAAAAAACAGGCGCAGGCCGCGAATTTTCCGTTTTACCTTTTGACCGAGGCAAAACTAAAAAGCATGGCGTATGAGTTGGCGTATGCGTTTCAGATCAAGCAACGTGATTTTATTGAGGGTTACGCCAAAGACGGCAAAACCTACGACAAAGCCGAATCAGATGCGATCATCATGAAATTATATGACCAATGCGGGCAAGCGTGCGAAGCCATCGGGTTTGAGATTCCTCATTGGGCGCGTTTTTGCGACGGCAAGAAAATCAAGATGGAGCGCATCGACGTCGCCTTATGCAAAGTCGCCGATGAAAAATATTGGTTTTACACCATGAAAACCACTCAAAAACGCATGGTGGAGCATATCGCCATTGCGTGCGGTGAGGTGCGCAAACAGGCAAGCAGTTACATATCGTATAAAGGCTTTACAGATTGGCACAACCAAATCAAGAAAAATCATGACTATCTTAAAGCCATGATTATCGAAAACGTGGACGATCCGGAAGAACAAGCCGAACTATTCGACACATTTTTAAAATCATCAGCCAACCCCGCATTACGCCGTAATGAAATGATGGTGCGTTTGCGCGGAATCGAAGAATGGGCAGAAGAAAACGGCAACGAAGCCTTATTTTTAACCCTTACCGCGCCTTCCTCATTTCACGCCACCCATGCCGACGGACGTAATAACAAAAAGTGGCAAGGCAACAGCCCGCGAGAAACGCAGGAATATCTAAAAGAAGTTTGGGCGCAATATCGCGCCCTACTCAACAAGCGCAAAATCAAATTTTACGGTATGCGTGTTGCCGAACCACACCACGACGCTACGCCGCATTGGCATATTTTGTTTTATGTCAAAGCGGAACACAAAGCAGAAGCCATTCGGCTGTTTAAACTCAAAGCCTTGGAGTTGGACGGCGACGAATTGGGCGCGAAAAAACACCGCTGCCGCATGGAAGAATGCGATAAGGCGAAAGGCAGTGCCACCGCCTACATTTCCAAATACATTTCTAAAAATATCGACGGTTTCGCGTTGGACGATGAAAAATCAGATGAAAACCCGAATTTATCCTTACGCGACAACGCGAAACGCGTGCGCGCGTGGGCGAGTATGTGGGGCATTCGTCAATTTCAGTTTTTTGGCGGCGCGTCCGTGTCTGTATGGCGCGAATTACGCCGATTGGTTGAGGGACAATCCGACGATGAATTAATTGAAAAAGCGCGTATTTGTGCAGATCTTCCGTGCTTTGCCAGTTATTTGCAAATCCAAGGCGGCGCATTGGCAAGCCGTAAGGATCAGGCGATTAAATTAGATTATGAGCAAACCAAAGAAAACCGTTTCGGCGAAATGCAAAAGAAGATTAAGGGGGTAAGAAATGCCATCAGTTTTAAATCGGTAGTTAGTCGCGTTAAGCAATGGGTTATTAAAAAACGCCCAACCGAGCGGAGCGAGGCTAATAAAAAAGCGGGCATCGCCCGCCTTGGACTTGTGTCAGTAACTGTAACCGCTGAAAAACGGGCGGAAATGACCAAAAAAATAAAATCATTATTGGAATCTACACATTTTAGACCGCAACCGGAACAAATCGACTATTTAATAAACAATGGACGATTAGTTTTAGACAAAGTGCGGTCAATCGAGATTATCAATAATGATCCAATCATCACGATCAAGCGCGAACCACTGATTTTAGACCAAATCAGCGAACCGCCGCACTTGTCGAATTTGAGAAACTTAAACAGAAACTAGGGGAAATTATGTCTTTGAGATTATTTAATAAGGCAAATGAGAAAGAACCGGAATTAATAACCGATGGTATTAATGCAAAATATATCGTCTTGAGATATTCAAACGCTTTTAAGGAATGGGGCGTAGTGATTGAATCCAAAGTGGGATTATCAAAACAAGATGCAAAAACAGTTTACGAATACGAAGTTAAATTCGGCAAACAGGATCCAAGAAATTTAATGATTGTGAAAGTTGAGGATTAAAAAATGCAAGAATTGATTAAAAATATCGAAAATTGGGCGGAAGAACGGAACTTAATTAACGGATCTACACCGCAAAAGCAATTTATTAAATTAATGGAAGAATTCGGCGAATTATGCGGCGGAATGTTACAAACCGCAAGCCGAGAAATGAAACAGGTAGCTTGGAAAATTACGCCGATACTTGAGCAATAAGGAAAAACAACATGAAAAGATATACTCCGCCGGTACTAAGACCGACTTATTTAGACTACGGATTTGATGTACAGACCGTGCACGAATTTATCCAAAAATATTATCCGGATTCTTACCATGAAGACGCCGTGTGGGCGGAAGAATTCCGCGATAGCGTTTATGAAGCGTTGATTGAGGAGTTTTATTTATATGATGACCATGAAGACATGATTAACACGCTCATTAGAGATTATTCGTGGGATTTTACTCAAGAGCTTTGGGACAATATCCAACATTTTGGCTCATTTGTTCGCCAAAAACTCAAAGAAAAAGAACAGCAATGGGTGAAGGATAACAATATTGAACCGCCTTTCCCAGTTGGTGCAAAAGTCCGCCTCCTATCTCGCCACTACAGCGAAACTATGGGAGTCATTAACCAAATCTATGAATATGAAACTGCTAGATACTGTGTATTAACGGCTAAACAAGAGGAATACAACAAGCAAATGGAACAACAAGGTAAAACAGAGCGACAAGGCGGGTATGTTGTGAAATTTGAAGATGTTGAATTGGTTGAGGAGTAAATATGAAGGTGCTAGACGAACACATCCTTGAATATATCTGGGACGAAACATTAGACCGTATTGCGCAAAGAACCTTAGATACTTATATCGACGGCAGTGTTGGCACATATAGTGACGAGCATGCGGCGAAATATGCGGAAAGCTTTGTAATATTGCACGTAAGCCAACTGATTGTAGGCTCCGGATTAAGCGGAAGTCAATTTAGACGACGGATTAAAAAGCTTATGGCACAAGGTATTTTGTTGCAACGTATTGGGCCAAACAGCTTTGTGATTAACTCAGAGGTGATTAAAGACGCAACAGTACACGCCGCACGATGTTGGCGTGCAATCGGGGTACCGTATGGTATGGACGACACCGGTAAAGCCTGCAAAACCTTACCTATTAACGCTCTGCCGGGAAGCATTTTTGAGTTAAAAACCAATTGTTATCGGATTTTGAGATCTGAATATCCAAGTTACAAAGGAAAAGGAGTAGAACATGAGCAATGAAATAACCCAAAAAGTCCGCATGACAATCGAAGTTGAAATGGATGACTACCAACGCGACCAACTCGAAATATCAAAAAGCACACAAGTTTTAGGTGGCAATATTGTGCGGCTAGATTGGGAAGGTGGGCTGTTTGATGAGGTCGATGGCCATCGCAAATTATTCCACACAGTTGATTCGAATTTGATGGGTATTGCATTTGACAATATGGAGGATGAAGCCTTTATAAGCGAATTGCAACTGGCGATTAAACGGGTGGTTACGCCGATTATTAAAGCAAAACGCAAAGCAATTTTGGAGGGCGGTTATGATTTGCCACCGGTGCCAAACCAAACGAAAGAAAAAACGGGGGAAAATAAAAAGCCGCATTAGCGGCTTTTTTGTTGAGTGCGGTAGAATTCGCACAGTGCCTTGATGGCTTGCGGGCGAGATGCGCCGAATTCTGACAATACGGCGTCGAATTCGGCAGCGGTGTCGGCGTCCAATTTTAAAGAGATTTGTTTTAGTTTACCGTCGGCGATCAGTTGCTTATTGCGCGCTGTCGCCGTTTTGGCACGTAGTTTTTTGCTGTGTTCGGTTTTTGCGTTTGCCATGATTACCCCTTGCATTCGCCCCGATTCGGGGCTATATTAGGCGAAGCCTCGGGGGTGCTGTCACACCCCCTTGGATTAGTTAGATAGCAGGACAACTAAATGCTATCAGAACTAACAGGATTATGATGTTGCGTATCATAAGAGCCTCTTCACGTAAGCCCCGATTTCCACAAGTCGGGGTTTCTTGTATCTAGTCCCTTACTAGATGATTTATATTATAGGCTATCCTATAATAAATGCAAGCGATTTTTCATATTTTTTACAAAAAAATCCATAAAAAAGCCGCATTAAGCGGCTTTTTCTTCATTCAATAATTGTCTGATTTTCTCTTTGTCGTCTTCGGAAAGTCGGTTTAACGTCAACGCTAAAAGTTGATCTTTTGTCAATAAACTGGATTTTGTGGAATGGCTAAACTCAAGATTCATTACAAATTTATGACCACAATCGGGGTTTTTACAAGCACAATAAAGCCGACTAAATTCACTGTGAATTCGTTCAGTACGCTGAATCACTGCTCGTTTATTACAGACTTTGCAATAAATATCTGTTGTTCTTGCCATTTTTAACACATTCCCCAAATAATCTCGCGCAGAGATTTTAGCAAAAATATGTTTATATATACAGTTCTTTTAGTCGTTTTTTTACGCAATAAACCGTTATTTTTCAGGCGTTTTAAACTTGACTTTTAGCCCTAAGCCAATTTCCGGATCGTTGTTGATGGTTTCGGCGATAATCTCTTGCAGGGGTTGAATTTCGTCGTTTTGATACGTTTCCCGGTATTTCAGCGGGTCGCCAAGTCCGCCCGTGTTAGTTGGGATAATGCCGCCTAAGCCGGGCGGGAATCGGTGGGCGGTCAAAACGTCTTGCGCCGAAATGTTTTTAATGTTGGCGAATTCGTCTTTCGTGCCGGTATCGCCAATCGGGATTACTTTTAGCCCGTCAGGGTGGCCGCCCGCAATGTTGACAAACATCGATTTAAAGTTGCCGACGCCTTTCGAATCGGCGATCTTCTTGGCGATCTCATCTTCCATTTCCTCCGTCAAATCGGGGTCGGTGGAGTACAAAATAAAGCCCATGTGAGCACCGTTGCTAAAATAGCGGCGGCGAAACACCGTGGCATCAGAATTGAGTAACGCTGATTGAATGCCGCCCACGTAGTCGGGCGATCCGTAAATTTGTTGCATCGGGTCGTAGAGCTTAATAAAAATAATGTCTTTTTCGTCGTATTCGTAGATTTCTTGCGCCGAATCATACAGGCTTTTTTTCATCAGATAGGAATAGCCACCGTCCCGCTTGCGGCGCAAATAAAGGGACGAAAGTACGTGCAAGCGCACCACTTGCCCAAAGCCATTGCGGATTTTTAACAGACCCACGTCGCCGAATTGAATCAGATTAAGGCATAGCGCGCGCATATCCATGCGGGATAATGCCTTTCCGCCTAAATAGCCCGCACTAACCATATTTGCGCGACTGTGTAAAATGCCGCCGTGTTGTGCGTTTTGGTGTGGTAAACGGGCGAGTGCATAACGATTAATTGGCGGCGTATAACAGTTGTATTGTGTATCATAACCGACGCCCAAATAATCCAACGCAGGTGCCGCACTGATCGAAAAAGTGCGGTCATGAATTGGGATAATTGAAAAACTTTTTGCATCAGGGTTTTTCGGTTTTTGGCTTGCTTTTTTCATTTAGTTTATTCTCCATCCGCGCCCTTTTCGGCGTGGTTTGTCGGTTAAAGATTTGCGATTAATCGCATTACAAATTGCAAAAAATACGTCGGCGTGTTGCGTTTTTACGGTGCGTTCCGCGGTAAATGTCATGGTGTTGCCCGATTTTGTGGATTGGTGCTTAATCATTAAAAAACTAGGCACAATATCCAGTTCGTTTTGATCCCATTGCAACAGGTTATGCTCAACCAAATCATGCACTTTGAGCACCATTTCGCTTTTGCTGTCGGGGTTATAGACAATCGGCGTCGCCGCACGGCGTGCAAACTCTTTGATATTTTCATACACCGCCAAACCGACCCCCGTCGCGTCAATGCCGATATAGGTCATGTTATATTTTTCGTAGAGTTGCCGGATCTGGTTGGCTTGATAACGATACGATAAGCCGTTCCATTGATAGCGCGCCAACACGCGATAGAGTTCGCCCTCGATTGCGGGCGGGGCGACAATCACAAAACTTGCACCATCCCCCGTTTGCGCCGGGTCATACCCGCCCCATACTTCGCGATTGCCAAACGGGCGATCGGCTTTCGGGTCAAAATCTTTCCATTTTGTAATATCTACGCCACATTTCAGCAATTCTTTGATCGTGAAAATTGAATCCGCATCGTCTATCCAAACGCACATATAAAGCTGATTAAACGCGTATTTGTTATAGCGCAGTTTCAATTTTTCAATGTTAAAAAGCGTATCCGCCCCGCCTTTTAGCGCGTCTTCAATCGTCACCACGTAACGCCATTGCCCATCAGGACACAACCGCCCGCCGTCGCGCAGTTCGTCAAAAGACGGGAAAACCACGTTTTTACGTTTCGGATCGCCCTCTTTCCACGATTCCCCCGACCAAAACGCATAAGATTCGTGGAATTTTGATGATGGCGTGGTGAAATAGGTTTCACGCCATTTTGCGTGTGTCGCCATCGCCGACGCGACGTCATTAAACCGCTGAAAATCACGTAACCACGCGTATTCGTCACCGTAAACGTGGCCGCTATTACCCTGTGAGGTGTTTTTATTGGTCGATAAAAAATGCAGTTCCGCGCCGTTGCTCAAAATGATCGGATTGCCTTTTAACTCTACGTTAAAGTATTGCCGCGCCATTTTGATGATGTATGTTTTGAATATTTCCGCTTGGCGTTTGGATGCAGATAAAAATATTTGGTTGTCGCCCGTGAAAATCGCGTCTTCCAAGGCTTCAAACGAAAAATAATAGGTTGCCCCGATCTGGCGCGATTTTAAAAGATTGCGGATGTCGTGGTGCTTGTTGTTGCGCAGGTGCTTTTGATAGCCGAACAACGAATCAATAAACGGCTGACACATTTCGGGGGTGATGTGCGAAATGTCATTTTTTACGTTGCCTTTGCGCTTGCGCTCCGGTTGTCCGTCGCCACTGTCAGCAAAGCCACTAGACCCGCCCGCCGAAACGTCGCGCATTTCGACCGCACTTTTCGCCTTAGCTACCGACGCCGCCCGTTGCTTTTTATATTGCAGGTCTTTATCGATCAGGGCTTCCAGTTCTTTGATTTCCTGATCGCTTTTATTTTCTCTCTCCGTCAGCGTAATAATGCGCAGCGCGATCAATTCTTCGATCCCGCTTTCGCTAATTAAATTGCGCCACTGATATTTTTCCGCCCAATAGTAAATCGGCCGCGTGCTATTTAATCCAAGTTCTGCCGAAATCTCTTTCGGGGTGTACTTTTTCAAATACAAAAACTTTGCCGCATAGATCACTTCGTCATCATAGCGTTTTGTTCTTCTTATTCTTAGCTTTGATTCTGTCATAGTTGCCTTTGTTTTTGTTATGTCGGGCGTATTGTGGCAACAAAAAAAGCGATTTTTTAACAGTCATTTTCGGATATGTTCGGATATACAGTCTTTCCGTTTTATATCCGAACATATCCAATTTTCGGCACGTGATTTTCCTTATTTTTTGCATAAGACTAGCCGCAATTAATTAATCACGGGCATTTCTTAACAATGAAAAATAGCAAATTAAGAACAGACTGGGTCTGTGTCGCAACCGCCGGGGACACCGTGGACGGGCGCGAAATCACAGAACAAGAAATTCACGATATGGCGGAAACCTACGATCTAGAGTATTACGCGGCTTTGATGTGGCACGAACACGATCGCAGTTGGGTCAATATGGGCGAAGTTTTAGAAGTAAAAGAAGGCGTTATTGATGGCGAATTGAAACTATTCGCTAAATTAGCCCCGAACCCAAGAATGATCGACATGAACCGTTATAGCATGGGTTTATTTTCAAGCGTTGAAATTATGCCGAATTTTCGCAACACCGGGAAAGCCTACCTTTTCGGCTTGGGCATTACTGACCAACCGGCAAGCGTTGGCACAACCAAATTAGAGCTATTTAGTCAAAACCTACCGAAAAAAGCCATTGCGGGCGAGTTTATCAAACTTGATTTTGCATTGGACGAATCAACTGGAAAAGACGAAGACAATGACGAAGAAACGATAAAAAGCGGATTATTCGCCATGTTTAAGAAATTTTTTTCATCCGCCGAGGGAAAGTCCGCCGGCACTAAACCAGAACCCGAAAACAACAATAACAAAGAGGAAATCACAATGACCAATGAGCAGTTTTCACAACTGATTGGCGCATTCAACGGCTTGGGCGCGAAAATTGAAAGCCATTTTTCCGCACAAACGAAGCCGGAAGGCGTGCCGGAAGAACCAAAAGAGCCTAAAGATCCGGAAGCACCGAAAAACGGTGAAACCGTATCGAAGGAAGACTTCAACAAATTGCAAAACGATTTCAACGCGTTAGCGGAGAAATTTAACGCATTAAACAAAGAAGTGACCGAAGTGCCGAACGGCGTTCCGGCAGAAGCAGAAAAATTTAATGTGGCGGTGTAAAAATGAAATTAGAAACACAACAAACACTAAGAGAATTCCAGAAAGCCGTTGCGGAATACTACGGCGTGGACTTTGAACGCGTGGCAAGCGGTCAGGTATTTGCCATTGAAACCCCGAAAGAAACCATTCTTTTAGATAACATCCAAAAGAAATCGGATTTCTTGGAAAAAATTAACTACACCCAATGCGACGACGTGGCGGGACAATTAATTTTCGGTGCAAGTGAAAGCATTATCACAGGTCGCAAAGAAAACGCCCGTCATTACGGCGAAGTTGACCCGACAGGCTATGGCTACGCGTGCGCGGACACCGATTCGGGCGTTTTAATTCCGTGGGCGCGTTTAGACCAATGGGGACACCTTGCCAAGGCATTCGCGCAACGTTGGGCGGACTATGTGCAACGTCAAATCGCGTTAGACGAAATCATGATCGGTTTTTATGGTGAAACAGTGGCGAAAACCACAACCAAACCGCAAGGGCAGGATGTGAATAAAGGTTGGTATCAGTTCGCCCGCGACAACAAAGCAAGCCAAGTTTTAACAGGCGGTAAAGTTGCCGGCACCGTGCGCATTTTTGGCGAAAACGCGGACTATAAAAACTTGGACGAATTAGCTTACGACTTAAAACAAGGCTTACACGAACGTCACCGCGACGCGGGCGATCTGGTCTTCTTGGTTGGTGCAGATTTAGTTGCAAAAGAAGCAAGCGCGGTATATCGCGGCAATAGCTTGATCGCTACCGAAAAAGCCGCCCTGACCACGCATGAGCTAATGAAAACCTTCGGCGGTATGCCGTCGATGATTGTGCCGAATATGCCGGGACGCGCCGCAATCGTGACGAGTTTGGATAACTTATCCATCTATACGCAAAAAGGTTCCATTCGCCGCAGTTTCCGGGAAGACCAAGACGCGAAAGCCATTAAAGATAGTTACTATCGTAATCAGGCTTATGCAGTTGAAGATCTTGGCAAATTCGCTGCGATTGAGTTCAAAAACGTTAAATTAAACGACGAGCAATAAGGACCTTTAACCATGGGAATGCGTGAATTTCAGGCGCAAATGCGAGCGTTACAGCAAATCGAAAAAAGTGCGGTCGATTCGGCGGCACAATCCGCGACCGTGCAACAGCACGGCACGGATTACGACGTGCTTTGCATCGCCTTGACTAATGACGTCAATAAAATTCGCGCTTTCCCCAGTTTTGAATTAAAAGCCGAGTACAAGCGGGATGTATTTTTGCCTAAATGGATGCCGTTTGTTGAGGAGTATTTGGCAAAAGGAATCGTTTATCAGAATGATTATTTGGCTTATTGCATTATTTATTCTTTCGATGTCGGTGATTTTGATACCGCCCTTAGATTGGCTGATCTTGCTATCAAGCAGAACCAATCGCTTCCGGAGCGTTTTAAATCTACGTTACCGACTTTTGTTGCTAATCAAATCTATGATTGGACGGATAAAACAGCAAGTGCGGGCTATTCGGTCGAGCCCTATTTTTCACAAACTTTGCAAAACGTGGCGACCCAGTGGCAGTTGCACGAAACCATCACGGCAAAATGGTTAAAAATGGCCGCCGCACTACTGTTACGAAACAATCAAGGGAAAGTCCATGCCGCAAGCATGGACGACCCGGAACGCTTGGAATTGGCGGTGAAATTATGTAACCGCGCATTCCAGCTTAACCCGAAATCGGGTGTTAAATCGCTCATTGAGCGGTGTCAAATGCGCCTTGCCAAGTTGTATAAGGACGCAGGAACGGATTCCCCCCTAGAGGTCGGTCTTAGCTTGGAAACACAGGAAATTGATTTTTCACTAGTTGTTGAAAAACTTCGTACCGACCCTCTTTCCGACGTCAACGGGGGCGCGAATGTTTAACGGCAGAACGCAAGAATATGACGACACGACGATCAGCAATAGCGGCTTTTGGCCGGATATTGAGATCGCCGAGTTTCAAAAGCAACGGGCGATCCCGTTGCAGATACCGAACGAAATGCTGAGTTCGGTATTAATCGCCGCTATGCAGGGCGTGAATATCGACTTGCAAAGCGTCGAACAAGACTACAAAGGACAAGGCATTAACCGCGCGGCAGACATCAGCGCAGACCGCATCAACGGCGAAAACCACGCGGAAACACTGTATAAAAAAGCCGTGTTTGCGCGAGCCAAAGCCGAGTTATTGCCCGAATTTAACGTGCTTTCGAGCCGTGAAATTCACACAAACCGCGAATATGCGGACGAACAAAAAAGCCTGTTAGCGGAAGCAACGCACGCGATCCGCACGCTAAAAGGCAAACGACGGGGATCGGTATGGCTAATCTAAAGCGAAAAATGCTTTATCAGCAATTAACCGATTTTCTGTTGAGCAAACTGCCGAAACGTTACCAAGCCAATTTTGAATCTTGGATCGAAAACGGCAAATTGATTAATCAGGGAAAGCAGGTCACGGCTGCCGGCGTAGAAATTGCGCATATCAGTTACGACGCCGTGTTGTTTTTTAACGAATTCCCGTTTGTTGAAATCCGCCCGGATTACTTGATGGCATGGGTGCAAATTTGGCTCAACGATAACGACCCGATGCGCGACCAGTTAGATCAGTATGAAACAGATTTTGACATTGAAATGGTCAGCGACGAACTGGCGGATCTGACGTTTACCATCGCGTTTCAAGAGCCACTCACCGCCGTCAAAGATTCGGCGGGACAGTTGGAAATTGAAGGCGAAAGATACCGCTTGGACGAAATCGAAATTCTGACAGCGCAGGAAATTGAGATCGAAACGGATGTAATCCATGACCCAAATAGCATTTCGGCCGAAATCTGACAGCGTGGCGCGCGTTAAGCGCACGTTGATGTATTTGCGGTTAAGCCCGCAACAGCGTCAAAAAGTCATGCAAAAAGTTTTGTGGCGGTTGAAAGACGGTGCGAAAAAGAACGTCAGTGCCCAACGCACGCCGGATGGCAAAGCGTGGCAACCACGCAAGCGGCAAGAGAAATCTGCGCGAAAAAATAAGATGTTGAAGTTTAGGGCGAAATACTTGAACTCCAAAATCGAAAATCAAGGCAATCAAGGGCGATTGCATTACGCCGATAAAAAAGGCGGCGAAATTGGTGCAGTGCATCAAAAAGGCTTAACCGTGCCCACCGGGCAAACGGCAAAAGAACAAGCCGCATTAAAAAAACTCCTTGAACAAAACAAACAGCCGGCAACCGCTAAACAAGCGAAGCGGCTGAAAGAATTAGGCTACACCGAAGCCACCGCAAAGCGCGGAAAAAATGGCAAGTTGAAGCGCAAAAGAGCCACAAGCAAAAGCATTCGATCCACGATGTCGCAGGGGCAGGCGGGATTAATCATCAGAATGCTTGAGAAAAAACAAGGCATTAACACGCGCCGAGGGTTGAAGTCGTACAAAATGGCGGCGCGCCCGTTCTTGGACGAGGACGAACAACGAAATGCGGAAATCGTCACGAAAGAACTGTTAAAAGTCTTTGAAAACGGAATCCGTCAACAATAACAAAAATAAACGAGGATTTATCAATGGCATTTCCATCAGTCCAAATTAACGCACTCAATTTATTGAGCGGCGAAACAAAAGAAATCGAACGCTTGGCGTTATTCGTCGGTGTTGGGTCAAATAATGTCGGAAAACTGACCGCACTTACACCGGATAGCGATCTTGATAAAGTTTTTGGTGCGGGTGATAGCGTATTAAAAAAACACGTCAAAGCGGCGATGTTAAACGCGGGTCAAAACTGGTTTGCTTATGCGTATGTTGCAAGCCAAGACGACTATGATTTTCCGAAAGCCGTGCTTGCCGCAAACGCCACCGCATCATTTGAATATTGCGTCAATACCTACACAACAGGTATCGACAAAGAAAAAATCAATAAATTACAAGAAACTTACACCGAATTATTGGCAAAATTGGGGCGCAGAACCTTTTTTATCCAAGCCATTGATCCGATTAATGCCGACAAGTCCGACGGTGAAACATGGGATCAATACGTCGCAAAACTGACCACGTTGCAACAAACCATCGTCGCCGACCATGTGATGTTAGTGCCGACATTATTTGGCAACGAAGCAGGCGTGATTGCAGGGCGTTTAGCAAATCGCGCCGTGACCATCGCCGATTCACCGTGCCGCGTACAAACGGGCGCATTGTTAGATTTAGGCAGTGCGGAAAAACCGAAAGACAAAGACGGCGCGGAACTCACTTTGGCGCACTTAAAAGCGTTAGAAATGGTGCGTTACTCCGTGCCGATGTGGTATCCGGATTATGACGGCTATTATTGGGCGGATGGTCGCACATTAGACGCCGAGGGCGGGGATTACCAAGTGATCGAGTATGTGCGCATTGTAGATAAAGCCGCGCGCCGTATCAGATTACAAGCCATTGCGAAAATCGGCGATCGCTCGTTTAACTCAACCAGTGCAAGCACCGAATATCACAAAACCTACTTTTCCGCCGTGTTACGCGAAATGAGCAAATCCGCAACTATTGCCGGCAAAACGTTCCCCGGCGAATGTATGCCGCCGAAAGAGGGCGATATTGAAATCGTGTGGAAATCAAAAACAAAAGTGGCGATTTATATCAAAGTGCGCCCGTACGATTGCCCGAAAGAAATTACGGTCAATATTTTCTTAGATTTGGAAACCTTGGGAGATCAATAAATGAGCGTAGAAAGAATTAGCGGAATGTCGTTTGACTTCTTTATGTTGGGTGAGCCGATTCACGCCGAAAGCGCAAGTTTAAGTATTACCGACAATTCAGGTGTGGCGCAATCGCACGGCGTGCCAGATGGTTGGGTGTCGGGTGATGTATCCGCCGAAGGTGAAATCGAATTAGATTCCAAAAACTTTGCCAAGTTGTCCGCCGTGGCGGCAGCCGTCGGCAGTTATCGCGACATTCCGACCACGGATTTTGTTTACTTTGCCCAACGCGGTGGCGTGCGCGACAAAGTGGAATCCTTTGGCAATAAATTGATCTTAACCGACATTATTAACATCGATCCAAAAGGCGGCGCAAAATCTACGAAAAAAATTAAATATTTCGTGACAAGCCCCGACTTTGTGAAGATCAACGGTGTGCCGTACTTGTCCGCAAGCGACACCCGCGATCTGATCGGTTAGTGGTTTTAGAGGAGCGACCGCCGATAACAACAATAATAAAGTGCGGTCGTTTTTCTAAAGGTTTTTAGGAATCGAAAAAAATGTTTAACAGATTACAAGAATCCGTGCCATTTATCGGATCGATTATTGCTTTTTTTTCGGGGTTGCAGTTAAGCGATTGGGGCAGTTTAGCCGGTATTTTGTTTGGTGCAGTTACCGTTGTTATTACTTATAAAAAATATAAAAAAGAAATGGCACTAAGAGAACGCGCGCTTGCCGTACGCGAACGCGAAGCCGCTTACAAAATGATTATGGCGAAAATTGACGCTGTTAAACACGGAGTACCGGTGAATGAGCTTGCGTAAAAAAATGATTTATTGTGCCGTGGGCGCAGTGCTTGCGTTGTATGCAACACAAAAAGCCCCGGAAGGATTAGAAACCCGAACAAGCGAAAAAGGCGCGGCATTGGTGACAAATGCCGAAAATTGCACATTAACCCCGTACAAATGCGCGGCGGACAAATGGACGAACGGCGTCGGCAACACGCATGGCGTGAATCCGCTAAAAACCATCACAATGGATCAAGTGGTGCTTGATTTGCGCCGAAATTTGAAAACCGCCGAAACCTGTGTGAATCAGCATTTTAAAGGCGAGAAATTAAACCAAAATCAATTTGATGCCATGGTGTCGCTTGTGTTTAACGTTGGGTGCGAAAACGCCCGCACGTATTACAGCCAAGTGCAACAAAAACGAGTGCCGACTACGCTTTATAAGTTGGCGCAAGCGGAACAATTTAATTTGATGTGTATGCGTATCACTGATTTTTCACGGGCAGGCGGCAGAGTTTTAAAAGGCTTGGTCTTACGCCGCGAACAAGAACGCCGCCTTTGTCTTGGCTTGGAGAAGAAATAATGCCTTATGTTATCGCCGTTTTATTGGGTTTGTTGTGTGTCGTAATGGGATTTTCGCAACACTATAAAAACGAGTTACAAGCCAAATCCGCTGAGTTAGTCAGCATCCGCGAAACCAACGCGCGAAACGAGGCTATGTTGGCAAACTATCAGTTACAAGCCACCGCACTATCGGCGCAACTGAACGAATTAAACGAATTGGCGCAAAGCCGTCAAGCACAATTAGACGAGGTGTTAAACCATGAACAAAATCAAACTTGGACTAATCAGCGCGTGCCTGATGACATTAATCGCCTGTTCGAAAAGCGCAACGCCCCAACCGCAAAAGGTGAAATTAATTTGCCCGCAAACCACGGAATGCCGAGCAATCACAACAAAGACGCGCACTAACGGGCAACTGGCGCAAAGTTTAAAAAACGCATTAGACATGATTGATGTGTGCTTAGTCGCGCATCAATCGACGCAACAATGTATCGCAGATTTTAATAACCAGTAGATAAACAAAAGGAAACTACAAAATGACCGAAAAAAATACCGCTCAATCATTACTTGAGAAATTGACCGCAGGCGCGAAAAACACCGTCACTATCAATATCAAAGACGTGGAATTTACGTTTAACAAAGACGCCGCCGCGTACGATTCGATGATTAACGAAATTGAATCCGGCAACAAAATCACGCCGATCAAAGATTACTTATTGGCAATCGTTGAGCGCACACAACGCGACGAATTATTGAGCATTATCAACGTGCCGGGTTTGGCGTTAAAAATCGCCGGCACCGTCAATAAAGTGTTAGTGCCGGAAATTGAAGTTACCGTAAAAAACTAACGGCGCGGGTAGAAGCTATCGAGCGCAACGGCTTATCACAAGCGATTGCGCTCCGTATGCACTACTTACCGCACGATGACAACAGCGAGATCAATCTTGCCCGTGCGATTTGGCTAAACAAACAACACTTTGAAAATTTAGCCGACGCCGTGGCAAGCGGGATCGCAAAATGTTTTTAACCTTTCTTTTTTGAGTTTTACGCATGGCAGTACAAGGGCTTGAATACATTATCAGCTTAACGGATCAGATTTCCGCCCCTCTCAAGGGCGTGATGAAATCCCTTGATGACGTGGGTGTCCGTGGTGAAAAAGCCATGCGTAAAATCGCGTATGGCGTTGCGGGTGTTGTTGCCGCCGGCGCGACACTCAAAACCGCATTAGATCCCGCCATTGATTTTAACCGTGCCTTAAACGAAATCAAGGCAACGGGAAGAAGTGAGGCAGGACTTAACAAAATTACCGACTTTGCGTTGGATTTCTCCGCCACTTACGGCGGGGCGGCAACGGAAGTCGTCAATTCAACAAACGAAATTGCCCGCGCTATCGACGGGCTGACCGACAATGAATTAATTGCCTTTTCCCGCAGTTCCAATCTTTTAGCTAAAGCCACCGGTTCCGACGTCAAAGCCATGGGTTCGTATATTTCCCAGTTGTACGGCATTTTTGGCGACGAGGCGGCAAAGATTGGCAAAGAAAAATGGGTCGAACAAATCGCCGCACAAGCCACCGTTACCGCGAATAAATTTAAGTCATCCGGCGAATCCCTCATGCAGGCTTATACCAATTTGGGTTCTATCGCGACGACACACGGGATTAAATCCGCCGAACAATTTGCGGTGATTGGTAACTTGCAAAATGTTTTTGAAGGCGGTCTTGCAGGGACAAAATACGCCGCTTTTTTAGGTGCAGCAGTGAAAGCTCAAGATAAATTGGGTTTATCTTTCCTTGATTCACAAGGAAAAATGCTATCCATGATTGATATTCTGGAACAAATTAAAGGAAAGTATGGAACTTTAAAGGAAAATTCTAGAGCTTTTGATGAATTGCAAAAAGCCTTTGGTACAAAAGAAGCGGTCCTTTTAATTTCAAATTTATTACCAAAAATTGATTCTTTGAAAGCCGATATTGCCGAAATTGACAATATGAAAACCCTTGATGACGCCATGGCAATTAGTAAAACCGTGACAGATTCATGGATGCGTTTTCAAGCGATTTTCAAAAATATCCAAATTGCCATCGGCACGCAAATTTTGAAAAAACTTGAGCCCATCATGAACAAAATTGCCGATATGGGGCAGGAATTTACAAACTGGCTTCGTACTTATAAAAATATCGCCCGTTGGATTGGCTATGTGGTGGGCGCGTTGCTTGGTTTTACCGGATTGACCGCCGCACTCACGCTAATGGCGGGCGTTGTCGCCGCGATCGGTGTGGCGTTTAGTGCAATTTTAGGACCGATTGGGGCAGTGATTGCGCTGATCGTGGGGCTTGGCGTATTGATTTACAAATTCCGCGCGCAATTCGCCGCATTTATTGGCGGCTTTATTGCGGGATTTAAAGCCGTGGGCGTGTCGTTTGATCCACTCTTTAACGCCTTTAGCCTTGTTTGGGGGGCGATTAAAAAAGTGGGTGCGGCAATCGGGCGAATTATCGCGTTATTTAGTGGCGCATCAAGTTCGGCTTACAGTTTTCAGCAATTTGGCATCGACGTGGGCGTGGCGGTTGCGGGCGCGCTGAATTTAATTATTAGTGTAATTGAGCTAATCGCCACCCAGATCGCCAACGTGGCGGATATTTTTGTAAGTGTCGGGGATATTCTGATCAATACGTGGCAAAACGTGGTTTCAGGTTGGCAAAACGGCGATCCGGTGCAGATCTTTGGGGCGTTATTTAATGGCTTATTAAGCATTTTTGACACCGTCACGGGCGGCATTAAAAAAATGTTTATGGATACGCTTAACTGGCTGATTACGCAAGCCAACAAAGTGAGTGGATTAATCGGCATTGAGATTCCGCTTGTTACGACTATGCAGACCGCGCCGGGCGGAAACTTAAACGGAATGCAAGGTGTGGCAGGCATTGCCGGTGCGGCGTTATCGTTGCCTAATTTGGCAACATCAGGCACTACTCCCCAACTGCCTAAAAATGTTGGATTAGACAGCGAGAAGCCATTAGTTGTATCGCCGTTGGCAATACCGAAAGCCGATCATGCCACGGCACAACCACAAAGCGGCAAAATCTTAGCATTGCCGAATGCGGTGCAACCACAATTAACGCAAATGCAACCGGGCACCATCAGCAAAACCGTAGCCCAAAATCAAACCACCGACAAATCATTAAAAATTTACGGCGGCATCACGATCAACGCAAACGACCCGCACCAGTTTGAACAGTATTTGCGGGACAAACAGCAATTAGCGGCGGGGTGATAAATGGCTGAAAAACTTTATTTGGATCTGTGGATTAACGGCGAGGATTTAACGCTAGACAGTGGCAATCAACCGATAATCTGTGATAACCGCACATCCATCGCGCAAGACATCAAACACGCAATACTAGAGAGCGGTTTAGCAACGTTATTAATCGCCGAGCGGAGCCGCATTTTACGGCGCGATATTATTTTGCAAATTGTGCTGTTAGCCGAAGAAGACACGCGATTGATACCCGGCACGATTTTTATCGAAGAAGAAACATTGGGGCGTTTGCGCTTAACGGCAGAAACTTACGATTTCGGCAAAATTGACAATATGGGGATCAATTTAAATGAGTGAAGATTTTAAACAAATGTTAGTGGAAACGGGTTTGCCCGTAGAGGAAACGCAGATCCGTCAAAAATTTGAAGAATTAACCGCACAAGAAAACATTATCACCAACACGTCGAAAATGTCGCCCTTTTGGCGGCTGATTACCGCGATTGCAGTTAAGCCTGTGAAATGGCTAACGGATCATTTAATCGGCGAAATCTTGCCGAATCTGTTTGTCAAAACCGCAAAAGAAAAATGGTTACAGCTTCACACGTGGGCGATTGGGCTTGATTTTAAACAAGCCACCAAAGCCGAAGGCGTGATCCAATTTACGAAAGAAAGCGACATCACCGAATTAACGATTAAAGCGGGCACCGTAGTACAAACGGAACGCATTAATGACGTCATTTTTAGATTGATTGTTACCACTGACACCGCGATCCCGAAAGGGGTTCTTTCCGCCCTTGTGCCGGTGGTCGCTGAAAATGCGGGGGCAGATTACAACTTGGCGGCGGGCTATTACCGCATTTTGCCTGAATCGATTGCGGGCATTAGGAGCGTCGAAAATAAAGACGATTGGTTGACTACACCGGGTTCCGACCGCGAAACAAACGAAGAATTACGCGAACGTTATCGCACTCAATTTTCAAGTGTTGGCCAACATCACATCGACAGCGTTTATAAAGGCATGATTGCGCAAGTGGCGGGATTATCCGTTGACCGCATTTATTTTAAACACGACGCACCACGTGGACCGGGTACGGCTAACGCATATCTATTGCTTGATACGGGCGTGATAAGTCAGCCGTTTATCGACAAAGTGAATCATTACGTGCAAACCGAGGGCAACCACGGACACGGCGATGATTTAATCTGCTTCGCCATGCCGGAAACGCAACACGTGATCACGTGCGGCGTGTATTTCCGACCGTCGCAAGCTATCGGCGAAACCCGCAAGGCGGAAATTGTGCAGGCAGTGGAAAATATGATCCGTTGCGCATTCCGCGAAAACAACAATTACAGCGTGACGAAAACCTACCCATTCAGCCGTTTTAGTTGGTCGAAATTGGGTGAGGAAATCCACGACCGATTAAACGAGATCGATTCCATTGTTTGGGGGCAGACGGACATTCAAAGCGATCTATCTATTCCGCGTATTTCGCGGCTAACCGTGAGCGTGCAGAAATGATCATTAAATTGCCCTTTTGGATGGATAAAGGCGAGCTAAATAAAATCGCCGTGCTATTTGGCAAATGGTGGGACTACGTACAAAGTGCGGTCAAATTCCCGTTTGAAATTTTGGACGAAGAAAAATGCAGTGAACGCATTTTAAATTTGATCGCGTATCAGCGTGATGTTGAGCGGTTCGAAAACGAGCCAATAGAACTTTTCCGCAAGCGCGTCAAATATGCCTTCATCAACGCAAAAGACGCCGGAAGCAAAGCGGGCTTTATTAGAATTTTTGAAAGGTTGGGGATCGGTTACGTCGAAATCGAGGAACGGTTTGATCTCGAAAATTGGGATGTGATCAAAGTTAGATTAAGCGATTCCCAACTCGCAAAAAATATCGACTTACTGAATTTAATCATCCGTAAATATGGCCGCACTTGTCGCCGCTATACGTTCGAGGTGATCACCGCCGAAACGGTGACGATACATCACGGCGAATTTGAGCATGATTATCAAAGTTTTTACATCAAAATGAACACATAACAATAATAAAAAGGTGTTTTATGGCAAGTTTAATCACTCAACAATTTGAACAATATATTGCACAACAAACTATTGCGAAAAGCACAGTCGTTTTTGATGAATTTGTTTTTGCAAATATCCCCGGTTTGACCGCTGAAAATTTAAAAAATCATTTAACGATGCCGCAAGCGGCGCACATTGTGCACCGTCAGGCAGTATCACAAAGCGGCGTAATCAATGAAAATGCCGTGGTGTATTCCGTTACCATTGGCACAGAGGTCGGCGATTTTGACTTTAACTTTATCGGTCTTGTGAACAAGTCAAAAAATATGCTTGCCGTGGCAATCCAAACGACACCGGTTAAAAAAGTGAGAAATAAAAATGCGGTGCAAGGCAACAGCATTACGCGCAACGTCTTGCTAGAGTTTAGCGGCGCAAAAGCCTTAACAAATATCAACGTGACCGCGCAAACATGGCAGATTGATTTTACCGTGCGACTACACGGCATCGACGAAAAGATCCGATTAACAAACCGCGATTTATACGGTCGCGCGGTGTTTTTTGATGACAGTTTTTTGGTTAAACGCAAAAGCGGCAATGATTACACCATTGAACCGGGTGTGGCGTATGTTGAGGGTGTGCGCGCCAATATGACCGCACTTGAAAACATTAACGCCGCAAACTTGCCATGCTCCATTTATTTAGACGTGGTGCATCATTGCACTGTTACAGGCGCGTATGAAACCGAAATCAAGTTTTTAAAAGCCAATAAAGCAGATTACACGGATACCACAAACCGCCCGCACTATGTGCAAATTTTGGCGGATATTGACCGCAACGGGGTTGTTACTGACCGCCGCTTGTTATCGCCATTTTTAGGCATCAACCCGCTAGACTTGGACGACACCACGCCGAACAAAGCCGACAAGCGCGGACATACCCACCGTTTACCATTGGCGAGCCTGATTAAACGCGGGATCGTTAAGTTATATTCCGGCTACGATTCCGACGCGGAGGATTTAGCTGCCACGCCGAAGGCAATCAAAACCCTGAAAGCGTTTATCGACGCGCTCACCCGAAATTTAGGCAACTACATCCCTAACAGCAAAAAATCCTCCCGGGTGGATAGCAACAGCGCGGACGACGTGGCCACCTCGGCGGCAGTCAAATCGGCAAATGATAACGCAAACACCCGTATCGCTAAATCAGGCGATACGATGACAGGTGATTTGTCATTTAAACAAGGAGACTATAGTGGGCTAAATCTATATAACAATAACGGTTATTACCTACGGCTCGAAGGTAATAATCACGCTAACGGCACTATGCTTACCGCAGTATATCGTAAGCCAAACGGTGAAAACGTGGCAGTGGCATTTTTGCCAAAACGAGATGGCACGATTGCCTACATTGATCAAGTTGTGAATAAAACAGGCGATACGATGACGGGCAATCTCACCGTGCCAAATCTTATCGTCAATGACCCAACAAACAATAACAACTTTGTGCAAATTGGTGATGACACAAAGTTAATTGACGTTGACATGGGGCATACCGTTGGATTGCAAACAACAGACAATGCAAATGATGCCTACATTGCCTATGGAGCAACCAAAAAACGATTTGGCTTTGACGCCAATATGTTTTTTGCTGATTCTGCTTTGTCCACAAACCACATCGGGCATGGCAGTTATGCTCAACAATATAACGTCGCAGCGCCATTTTACGTTCATCAAACACTTTCGGTCGCAAGAGATACCTATCATCCATTTATCAAAGGACGAGTGCGAGCTGCTGGGCAATATGGCGCGGCATTTAGTTTTGGCTATACCACCAATCAACGACAAGGTGGAGATGGGTTTGGTGCCGGCGTTATCCATTTGATTGAGGACAACGGCGCGGAGCGAGGTTGGTTTTTTAACCATGACGGCAGTTTTACATCGCCCGGTGATGTTGTCACAGGTGACGGCAAACGTCTTACCAAGTCCCATCAGACTAATTATGCTTACGTTGAGACAACCGCCGCAATTTGGGGTGGTCTGAAAATCAACCGCAACGGCGAGCATATGCTGATTGAGTCAAATGACAGAGGTGGATTTAATTTTATCCGGCGCAATAACAGCGACGGCAGCAATGTTTATGTACTCAGCACACCAACTAAAAATGGCACGTTGGCGACATTGGATGACCTGCCGAAAGAAAGACTTATTTGGCAAGGGTCAAATGACAGCCAAATTACAGTGAATGTACAAGTTGGAAAAGGAGTGTTGTTTGTCCTGATGGAAACTCCCCATGGAGCAAACGCTAATCGCCCAATTTGGTTTAGCGCGCCAATCGAACAATGCCACGACACACGCATCGGCGAATACGATACAGGCGGCACCGCGGGTGACTATAACTATGTCACTCTCGCGTTGTTGCATCGTAATGGTAACAATATCACCATCACCCCACAAAGTGATGGGAGAAAACCAAGAATTAAAAAAGTCGTCGTATTTGGTTAATTTAACTTAATTAAGGAAGGATAAAAAAAATGAAAGTCTATTTTTTAAAAACAGATATTAGCCAATATGTTATCTATCCAATTCCCGAAAATGAATCATTGTATTTTGTGCTAGACATTGATTCCGATGAAGAGTTAGCGGGAAAAACACCGGTACTACATCAAGACAAATTAGTGTTAGTGGACAAACAACCTAGCCCCGCCCACGAATGGGACGGCAAGGATTGGGTGATTTCACCGGAAAAACAGACCGCACTTTTTGCCGAACAAAAAGAAAGCCTAATTGCACAACTGGCTAGCAAAACAGACGCATTAAAAGCGGGTTTATTAGTTGGTTATCCCCAAACGGAAATCGACAGCTTTTACCGGCAAGAAAAAGAAGCGTTGGCATGGCAAGCCGACCACAACGCAGAAACGCCAATGCTAAAACAAATTGCCCTCTTGCGAGGTGTGCCATTTGAAATCTTGGTGCAAAAAGTGATTGAAAAGTCTGAAATGTTTGCAATGGTTATCGGCGCAATCATCGGACAACGACAACAGCTCGAAGACCGTATTTTAACCGCAACCAAGCCAGAAGAATTAAAGACAATCAAAAACGAGGTGGAAACATGGCAATTACCCAATCTAAGTTAAAAACATGGGGCTATCACGTCTTGATAGCCATCGACCAACTGTTTAACGCCCTTATTGGCGGTGCGGCGGATGAAACGCTATCCAGTCGCACCTATCGTGGGGCGGTGCTGGCAAAATACCCACGCAAGCGTTGGCGCATTTGGTATCGTGTGATTAATGCCCTCTTTTTTAATGCCGATCACTGTAAGACGGCATACGAAAGCGAGGTTAAGCGGCGTCAATATCCCGCGGAATTTCGCGCAATTAAATAATGAGGATTTAGGCATGTGGAAAAAACAACAATTAAAACTCTCCCCGCAAGCCAAAAAAACACTTGATGACGCACAAAAGGGGATAATCTCCCCTTTTTCGTTATCGGTTTCCGGCACAAAAATCGGGGTGCACAACTGGACGCATGGAATCGAAGAAAAATCAAACCGTTATTTGTCACCGGAAAACGCAGTAAAAGCGTTAGCGGCAAAATTAGTGGATTACGGGGATCCAAATCGACCAAAGGGACGGCAGGATGTTATTGCGATCATGGTAACAAGTGGCAATATCGAACAGTTTATTGCGGATTTAGACAAAGTACGAGTGCTTTTGCCAGAGCCTTGTTTTAAGCAAGCGTATGACTACGCAAAATCAAGTAAAGATTTGCAACAAACCAAGATGACAAAAACGCCGACGATTGCAAGTCCCGCTTTTGGCAATGTGGCAGATATTACACCGGGTTCTGGGCGCGTGATGCAGTCAGTGCTACGCAATGCCATCGCGGGGGCAAATGCAACCCGCACTGGTGACCCAACCGCCGCCATTGAAAAATTGCTAAAAATGAAAGCGGAACGAGAAAAAGAAAACAAAAAACAGGTTGATGACTTGCTGAAAACAACGGTGCAAGTGTACGCATTTGCCGCCGAAGATTTATTGGAAATTGCAGAAGCAAAAATAAAAATTAATGTACCAAGCGCGCAAAATGTATTTACGGCTTGCGTGATGTATATCGGCAATGATTTATCCGCGATTAGAGGGATGTTAAATGATTAACCCGAATACCCCACAGCCACAACAAACACCGCAAACTAATCGCAAAAATCCAAGTGTACAACTGGCTTTAAACGGGCAGGCTATTTATATGTATGGATTGATGACGTCGGTCAGCGTCAAACGCGAGCAAAAAGACATGAGCGGCAGTAAATCAAGCACGAAAAAAAGCGAAAAAGGCGTTAAAGCAAAAGAATTGCAGGTAACGGGAGTGATTCCGTACGACCGCAAGGAATGGTTAACCACGCTTTTTAATCTTGCCGAAGCGGAAACCGGCAAGGGTGAGCAAACTAAATATCGTGTTTCTTCCGTCACCGCTGAGGCGGTGAATATGCGGGAAGTACAGTTTGCCGACACGGTCAACGCGCAGGAGATGGAAACCCGGTTAGCGTGGCAAGTATCATTTACATTGCGTGAAGTGAATTCCGTCGCCGAGAAGAAAGAGGCGCGCAAGGCGAAACCGCAAGTTAAAACACAGGGCGAAAAAGCCCCGGTCGCGCAGTCTTCGCAACCACAAGCGGCAGAACAAGAAGAAAAAGACAAGCGCGAAGGGTGGGCGAAAAATCTAGATGATATTTTAGGTGGAGCAGGATAATGAAAATTATAAAAACGTGCATCATTGGCGAAAAAGAATTAGAGTTGGCCGCCGAAAATATTATTTTGGAACTCAATAACACCGGGCGCGGCTTTGTCACCGTGCGCACCGAGGAAAAGTGCACAGGCAAAAGTGCGGTATTTTTGATGGGCGAATATGACCATTATTATAAATGGTTCGACGGTTTTGTGGAGCGCGAACAGGACGCGACTGATGGCTATAAAAAGTTATTCATTCGCGAAAAGGCGGCGATTTTTGAGCGTCCGTTAAGTTGTTCGCATCGTCATATTACCTTACGCGATTTAGCGGCATGGATTACGCAACAAACGGGCGTGCCGGTTAAAGTGCCGCAAGCGGATTATGCGGATAATCCCATTCCGCTTTTTACGCATAACGGGTCGGGCTATCAATTGTTGGCCAACATCGGGCGACAATATCAAATTAAAAACTATATGTGGCAACAGTCGGCGGACGGGTCGTTGTTTGTCGGGTCGCATGATGATTCCCGTTGGTTCGGCAAAAATATTGAGTTGGATAGCGGATTGGCGTTGCGCAGTGGTTCCAATGATATGACACTTCCGATCATGGCGGCGATTCGCCCCGGTGCGCTGATTAACGGCAAAAAAATCAAAAGCGTGACCTTGGCGGGTGATGATTACACGCTTGAGTGGGACGACTTAGACAAAAATGGGCAACCGGTGCAAAAAAGCCCGGAACGCCGCCAAATGGAAAAGACGTTCCCCGAATTGGCGGGCGGTTATCACTTGCCGAAATACGCGAAAGTGGTCGGCGTGGCTGACCCGTCGGGCGGTGGTGATATTTCCGACCCGTTCCGCCCAAAATATGCCGTAGAATTGCAACTGTTGGACGAAAACGGCAACGAGGATAAAACGGTTCCGGTTTATCCCGCCGTGCCGTTGCCGGTAACAAGCACGGGATCACAAGGTGGAGATTTTGCATTCCCGGAAGTGGGCACAATAGTCGAAGTTGGGTTTGCTTACGGGCGATCCGATAAACCGTTCGTGCGCACGATGTTAGCGCAGGGCAAGACGGTTCCCGCCGTTGCCGTGGGCGAACAGTTAAAACAGCAACGCCCCGAAGTGTATGAGCGCACCGACGCGGCAGGAAATAAAATCCGTGAAACGGATCAACGCATTACCGATAAATCATTCGAGCGCGTGATCGAGACAGACACCGAAACGAAACAGATCGGCACGTCGCAAAAAACGGTAGATTCCGACAGCACAGAGACCGTCGGCGGAAATAAAACGGTGCACGTGTTGGGTAACATCGAAGAAGTGACGGCGAGCAATAAAACGGCTGGTGTAGGTGGCGAACTCTCCGAAAAAATCAATGGACTGGCAAAAAGGGTATCAGACGAGAAAAATAAATTTGTTGCCCCGCTAAGTTACATGGGATCAGAAGGGCAGAATATTTTTAGATTGCTTGAGGAAACAATACAGCTTTTGGGCGACATGGCTAAGACATTAGCAACGCACACACATAAAGGCCCAACGCCGGATCAATCGGCGATTTTTTCCGAACAAGGCAACACGGCAATGAAGATTAAAGGGCGATTAACGCCGATTATTGAATAAAGAGAAGACCGCAAAAGTGCGGTCTTTTTTTGTGATAGAGATCACGGAATTTAAAACAAATTACGATAATGTAAAAATATGATACAAAATAGCTTGACTATGACACATCAAAGTAATAATATGAGCACATAGCAAAACGAAATGCTATAAACAAAAAATTAACTTATCAAGAAGCCACCCGGAACGGGAAGGCGCAGAAAAGGAAAAATCAAAATGAACTCAGTAATCATTACAAGAACAAACGGCATCGAATATAAATTAACATTCAATGCAATCCAAAAACAAACCCCGCGCACAATCGGACGTTATGTCATCACCGAAGAAAATTTAAAGACTGGCGAATTTGAAAACAGAGTTCTTAGTAATGAATGGTTAGCCTATAACACATTCAACAACTTAAAAACAGCAGATTGTGTAGTAAACGTAAGAAAAGCGTAATTCAATAAACCCGCCGTAAGGCGGGCATAACAAGAGGGGAAAGAAAATGATTTGTGAATTGTTGGAAACATATAATAAAAAAGGGCAGGCATTATATTTTATTGATGGAATCAGAGTTAAATCAGAAAAATATTTTTGCGTGCTGAATTCAGCTAAAAACAGAATCCGCGTTAGTAGTGTTTTAAAAGATAAAAGTAACGCGTTTAGATGGACATCATGGAAACATTATAGAAAAGTTGAGGTTTAAAAAATGGCAAGAAGATCAATTTATTTTAACGAACAATCTGAAAACTTTGTGAATGAAAGAACCGAGCAAGGCGAAACGGCGAATTATTCGGCGAACGTCAATTCAGCGTTTGAAATGTTGGAGCACTTGGCAAAATCGGAAAAACCAACACTTTCCGATGAAGATTGGATGGAAATGTATAACATTTATGCAGGAAGCAATTTGATGCGTCGCGTGTTGCCGTTGAATCTAGCTAAAGATTTATTAGATTATTACGGTGCAACACTGCCACGGGATCTACCGGATAATTGCATTCTGCTTGTTGAGCGGTTAGCGGACATGACGCAAACGCAGCAATATGCTGTTTTAGATGACGTGCGTATATATTGGGCGAGCAATGCCAATGAGTAGATTAACTAAGGCGGATTGGCTAAATGTAGATTGGACTAAAAACAATCGGCAGTTAGCCGCCGAATTGGGTAAGGCTTACGATACCGTAGCCCGCCGCCGTTGGGCGTTGGGAAAAAGCGGGCTTGCTTTAATGACGGCAACAAGGTCGGATAAGGGGATCAGCAAAACAACTTTTATTCCGTCGCCCGAACAGCAAGCCAAAGCAACCGCCCACGCAAGAGCAAGCAAAAAGGCAGGAAAATTTGAAACAAATATCCATGCGAAAAAATGGCGTATCATCAGCCCGGACAATAGGATCTTTATTGCAACCAACCTTTATAATTTTGTAAGAACGAATGCAACACTATTCAATCCATCAGATGTTGTCTGGAAAAGTAGTGGCGGCGGGGAATATTGCAATGCAACGGCGGGATTATTAAATATTTCCGCCGGAAAAACGAAATCGTGGAAAGGTTGGAAATTAGAAAAAATATTTCAATAAATTAAAAAAAGTGCTTGCATAAATAAAATTTCATTCCTATAATTAGGAACACAAAGGAAGCCCAAGCCCATAGGGGGCGCCTAAAATAAGCCTAAAGGAGGCGATTATGACAACTCAAACTATCCAAATCACAAAACCACAATTAAGCGGTTCAGAAAAACAAATCAAATGGGCAAATGATATTATTGAAAATATCATTTCAATCCTTGGTGAAATCACTATCCCAACAGGTGCAACAGAAGAACAAATCGCCCAAGTTAGAAAAATTGTAGATAACTTCTTCAACGAAACAAAAGCGCCAGCATGGATCGAACACTATAAAAATTTCACAGCCGAAACACCAAAGAAAACAGTTTGGGCCGCGGTTATGGTTGGTTGGTACGATTTCGAAGATGGAAAAATGGTATATCGCAACAAAAAATAA